CGCGAGCGGAGTTAGCCGCGATGACAAGGTAATGATACGCGGGAAGGTCCTGAGGGCATCCGCGCATCAGGGCCAGGTAACGCCTAACCTGGTTAAGAAAACTCAGATAACCGTTACCAAGACACCGCACGGCCGGAGGAAGCAGGCGACGCTCGCGTCGCATACCGGCCAGCTGAATACGCTTCATATCAAGCCCAGCGTAATGACCGGCGCGCATTCAGAGTCTACCCTCAGGTACAACCGTGGCGGCTGGTGGGTGCCGACTGACGATAAGCACGACCTCTCGATGAACGTTATGACGCACGAATTCGGGCACGGCGTTCATGGTGAGCTTAACCGGCAGGGGATTATCCTAGCAAACCGGCAGTCGCCATACGCCAAAACTGATAGGGAACAGGCATTCTGGAACGGCTTTGCGGATGCTCTAGGCGTACCACGCCCAGTAAGACAGGAAGTCCCGCAATACGTCAGTGAGACTGGCAACTATATGGATATCGGCCGCTGGTTCGCCCAGAACAAGCGAACCATAAAACAGAAGGTTTCGGAATACGGCTCTAGCAATCTCAACGAGATGATGGCTGAGCTGTGGACCGAATACCGCTTGAATAGCACGCCGCGTGCTCCGGCTAAATACTTTGGAGATTACGTACTCAGCCATCTAAGGAATCCATAATGACAGTACGAATGAAGCCTGGAAGCCCGGATCCAGAAACGGGCGAGCCTACCCAGGACACCCTGCTTTCCGATTCCGGATGGGAAGACCTGGACGGGACAGAGGAAGACCAGACGCAGCAGAACCTGAGCCGGATAGCCCGGAGCCTCCGCAAGGGACAGAGTGGAAATAGCGCCCAGGGATAGGCTGATAACTATCCCGGATGGAATCCCTCGCCTCACGCTAGGATGGGAGGCGATTCGCTGGGCCACAATGTACCTCCGGCAGCCTGACGGCCCGAACGCAGGGAACCGCTGGGAATTCGTAGAGTCGCAGGTGCGCTTCCTCCTGTGGTGGTACTCGCTCCGCGAGGATACACGCTGGGAGTATTACCACGGTGTCCGGAGGTTCGCCAAGGGATACGGTAAGAGCCCATTCGCAGCCGTTCTAAGCCTCATCGAGCTACTGGCCCCAGTACGGCTCGACCACTTTGATCCGGACGCTCCTGGAGGCTGTGTGGGCCGGAAAGTCCCGATGCCCCTAGTCCAGATAGGCGCGAGCAGCCACGATCAGGCTAACATCAATACCATGCGGATGGTCCGGGCTCTGGTGCCTAAGAATTCCCGGATACTCCGTGACTACGATGTGGAGCCTGGCAAGACAATCTTCCACGTTCCCGGAGGCGGCCAGCTAATGGTGATTACCTCCAGCCCGACAACGGAGGAAGGTGCCCTGACGACATTCGCCATTCTCGACCAGACGGAGAGCTTTACGCCTAGCAACGGAGGCGTAGACCTCGCGGAGGTAATGGACCGGAACGTCGCCAAGTCCGGCAGCCGGATAGTCGAGACATCTAACGCCTGGGAGCCTGGGAAGGAATCAGTAGCCGAGACTACATTTGACACCTGGGTCGCGCAGGAGGAAGGCCGCCTGAAAGGCAAAGGCCGAATCCTGTACGACTGCCGTATGGCACCTCCTGATGTTGATTTCGATGATCCGGCCTCTATCCGCAAGGCTGTAGAATTCGCGTACGGAGACGCCTACTGGGTTGATGTCGAGGATATCGTTGAGAACCGGATACTGAGCCCGCGTACCACCCTGGACGTTAGCAAGCGATATTACCTTAACTGGCCGGAGAGCCCGGAGGATGCCTGGACTACCCAGCAGAAATGGGCGAGGCTCGCGGCTCCAGATTTCCGCATCAATGACGGCGACGATATTGTAATGGCATTCGACGGCTCGCGGGTAGAGGATGCTACTGCGCTTATCGGCTGCCACGTTGAAAGCGGCTACGTATTCGTGCTTGGTATATGGGAGCCGAGAGGCACACGCTACATTCCGGCTGATGAAGTCCATGCCGCTATCCAGATGGCTAAAGAGCGGTGGCACGTCTGCGCTTTCTTTGCGGACGTTAAGGAATGGGAACAGTCCGTCAAGATAACCTGGCGTGAGTGGTTTGAGGATATCGTGGATGTCTGGGCCGTTCCCGGAGGTCGCGACCCACAGCCGGTCGCCTGGGATATGCGGAGTCACGTAGGCGAATTCACCCAGGCCTGTGAAATGGTGCTCTCGGAAATCGAGTCCGTGAAACCGCCATTCGTGCATGACGGCGATTCCGTGCTAGGCCGTCACGTCGCGAATTCGCGGAGACGGCCGAACCGCTGGGGAATTAGCATCGGCAAGGAAAGCCCAAAGAGCCCTAACAAGATAGACGGTAACGTGACAATGATAATGGCGCGGCACGCACGGAGGCTAGTGCTCGCGTCAAAGAAATACAAAGAGCGTAAGGAACAGGCCCTGAAACGGGCCGGCAGCCGAGTCTGGAGCTTCAGCTAATGATTATTGATCCTGGTGAACTGATCCAGCTTACCTCTCAGGCCCTACTCGCGCGCCAGCAGGAACAGCGTAGGCTCGCCCGGATAGCCGACTACACCATAGGCAAGCAGGATCCACCGTACACGCCGAAAGGCGTCAATGCTGAATACCGGTGGATTGCAAAGAAAGCCAGGCGGAATTTCCTGCCGCTTATCGTCTCGGTGATCTCGCAGAATCTTCACGTGGATGGCTACAAACCGTCCGGTACAACGGCAAACCAGGCTCTCGCCCCGCAGCGGCCGAAGCCGGAATGGGAAGCCTTCCGGGCTAACCGTATGGTCTCGCGACAGCACGGCGTTCACCGGGCCGTCTCCAAATTCGGCTCCGCGTACGTTGTGGTACTGCCAGGCCAGATGTCTACCCAGGAGGAACAGCCCGCAGACGTCCCGGTTATCCGGCCGGTATCGCCTCGCCGGATGACGGCTTTCTATGCTGATGACGTCGATGACGAATGGCCTCAGTTCGCGCTAGAGGCCAGGGTGGTAAACCTTCCGGGCGGCAAGTCGCAGATGCTGGTATCGGTATACGATGAGGCCAAGCGTTACATTCTGGTCGGTAACGCTACGGCTTCCCGGAATACCCAGCAGTTCAGCCTCCGGCTAGCAGAGGCCGGTGACCCACTACTCAGCGGCCAGGCTCCGGTAGCCTCTCACGGCCTAGGGCTCTGCCCCGTGGTACGCTTCCTCCACGAGACAGACCTGGACGGCGAGGATGACTGCTCCGGCGAGGTAGAGCCGCTGATGCCGCTTCAGGATCAGATCAATTTCGATACGTTCAACCTCATGATCTCGACTCAGTTCGCAGCCTTCCGGCAGCGCTGGGTAACGGGCATGAGCCCGGTCGATGAGGAAGGCCGCGAGGAAGCGCCATTCAGGCCCGGAGTTGACCGCGTATGGGCCTCTGAGGACCCAGCAACGCACTTCGGTGAATTCGGTGAGACGGCCCTCGCCCCGTATTCCGGGGTACGCGAGGACGGCATCAGGCATATGTCTACGATCTCGCAGCTGCCTCCGTACCACCTCCTGGGCCAGGTAGCGAACCTTAGCGCGGAAGCCCTAGCGGCCGCACGAGACGGCCAGGACTCGAAAGTCAACGAGCTGAAGGCTATCCTCACCGATCCATGGCGCAATACCTTCCGGCTAATCTCGCTCGCCTCCGGGAACAAGGATGGCTGGAATGACCTATTCGGGACAGTCGTATGGCGCGATACTAGCGCCAAGGCATTCGGCGCGACGATAGACGGCCTTACCAAGGCAGCTCAGATGCTTGGCGTGCCGGCAGAGGAACTGTGGGCCCGGATTCCCGGAGCTACCGCTGAGGAAGTCCAGGCATGGCAGCTAGCCGCTCAGCGCGAGAGAGCGCAGGCCATGATCCAGCAGGCCGTCGCCGGAGCGCAGCAGACGGCTCCCGGTATGCAGGCGGCCAACTTCATGCAGCCGAATACGGCGCAGCAGACCGCGCAGCAGTCTATCCCACCAAGGCCTGGCGGTAAGGCTCCGGAGCCTGGGACGGTCCAATGACGCTACCCGTACCTGAAGCAGACAGGCCGCAGCTCCTGCTCGCGCATTACCGGACTACGCAGCAGGCGATAGCTACGCGAGCGGCACTGGCTATCGTGAACCTCTGGATGCGGCTAATCGATCCTTCACGTTTCAATGAAACGTGGAGCCGTTACAATCCAGTAGTGAACGGGATTATCGATACGCATTATGAGATGTCGGCCGCGAACGCAGCCAGCTATTACTCGGCCGCCCGGACGGTCGCTGGCTGGCCGTACGGTTCCGTTCCTGGTGTGACGCTCGATAGCGGATATCTCGATAAGATGACGAATATGATGGGACAGGGACAGTTCTATCATTTCCTGAAGGATAACGAGCCCGATGCCGCTAGTGCTATGGCTCGCGACTCGCTACGCGGAGCCGGTACGCGGCTGGTAATGAATGGCGGCCGCGATACCGTGACGCAGGCCGCTACCGGCGACCATCTAGCGAAAGGCTGGGAACGGGTAATCGAGCCCGGAGCGTGCGGCTTCTGCGCTATGCTTGCCGGCCGTGGAGCGGTCTACAAAGAGTCCACCGTAAACTTCCGCGCTCACGATCACTGTCACTGCGTCGCGAGAGCGGTATTCATCGGTGAGGAATCGGTTAACTCCGGCCTCTCGGATCAGTGGGCGGAAGCAACAAAGGGAACAAGAGGAAAGGCCGCTATAGCAGCCTGGAATAATTACTGGGAGAGCCGTCATGGCACAGCTATCACAACAGCAGCGGAGAAACCTACAGAAGCAGGGGCAGGCCATGCCCCCATCGCAGGCGAATGAGTCTGATTCGCCTCGCTTCCCGATCAACAGCCGTACCGGGCCGTCCAATTCCCTATCGGCCGCCATATCAGCAGTCGGCCGCGCCAGGCCGAATACGCCGGAGGAACGGGCCAAGGTACGCCGCTACATTATGCGGGTGGCACGGGCGAAAGGATGGTCTGATGACATCCCGGATTCCTGGAACAGCGATGGTACGCTGAAGTCGGGTGGTGCCTAATGGCAATGGGCGGTCAGCCGAAACCAGGCGATAAGGCCATTTACACCCCGGTCGCAGGGCACGCATACGGCCTCTATGCGCGTGGGAGCCCTATCGCGCCAGAGATGGCTAAGCTTGACCTTACGGCCGGAACGCTTGTAACGGTGGACTCGCTTGATATCAGCCCACCTAACTGGCCCATCGTCTCGTGGACCGATCTCGTGGGAAATCCTCGCCTTACCGCAATCAATATAGGGCTATGGCATTCTAGCTTCAGCCCACCACCTCCCGGAGCGTAGCCGTGCTGATAACTCAGGGACAGCTTCACCAGTACGCGCAGCAGCAGGCGCTGAACGCCGTATTCCTCAAGACGCAGAGCCCGGCAGCCGCTCCCACCTACCTCGCCATGTCACAGACGGCGATAGGCTCGCTCCAGTCCTCAGCGCTGACGATGGCCGACGCGACCGTTAACGAGTACCTAACGAGTACCGGCTACGCTCGCCAGAACTACACTCCGGTAGCCGCAACGCCTGCCTCGCCTTCCTCAATCTACAATACGGGCATCATTACCTGGGGTCCTTTTACATCGCCTCCCGGAACGGCTAACTGGGCTATTGCGTGTGACGTCGCGAGCGGAACGGCCGCCAACATCATAGCGAGCTTCCTACTCGGAGCACCGGTCACGCCGGCCACCGGAGACAGCCTCCAGGGAGCGGCCGGAACCGGGGCAGCAGGAGTTGGGTTCATATGCCAGATCTAGTGACCGGCCTAGTCATCCCGGATCTCCACCTCAAGCGCATGGAACCGTGCTCGGCCGTTACCGGGCCGGAGACAGTATGCGGCGCGACTCCGGCGAGCCCTTACCGGAGATACTGCGGCCAGGTTAGTCATGAGGCCGTAGTCTGGATCTGCCCCGTTCACGCCGTACTCGCGTCGATTGGCGGAGCGGCGTGCCGGGCCTGCGCCGAGAACGGAGGCGTACGGCTCGCGTCCGTCCTCCCGCTATCCGGGCCGGTGCGGCTGTGAAGCCCGCTCCCTGGGCGCAGGAGCGCATCTCCGGCCTCGCCCGCTACGATCGGAGCCCGGAACCCGCTCGCGGCCGGAGAATCGCTCTCTGGGCCGCGCGTAATTACGGTAAGTTATGGAGGTTAGCTAATGGTAGCCGGAAGGGAAGCGACACCAAGGGATGTCGCTAGTACACAGCGGCTCATGGAGTACTGGGCGCACGGAGCCGGAGCCGCCAAGATTGACTGGGGCGTACCTGGCGATTTCGACCGGTGCGTGGTCCAGCTGAGCAAGTACGTCTCGCCCGCTATCGTGAAGGGACTCTGTTCAAACCTTCACCAGCGGGCAACCGGGGCGAGGCCTGGCCATGCTCCGGGCGAGAAAGCCGCTGAAGCCGCCAAGAAAGCTGCCCATTAAACGGGACTTCCTATCTGGCGGGTAACGGCGTATTATCCCGCGTAGGCACACGTGCGCATTCCGCTGGAGGAAAGGTGAGCGAGAATTCTGGGATGGAATCAGGCGACGGCACCGGAACGGGGCAGGTTACCGGAGGCGAGCCCGGAACGGGCGACCCAGAAGATGCAGAAGCTGATGGCCTACTCGCCGGAATGGCGGGAACCGAGACCTCAGATCTTCAGCGTCAGCTCGACCACTGGAAAGCGCAGGCCCGGAAACATGAGGCCCGTGCCAAGTCGAATTCGGCCGCTGCACAGCGGCTCCAGGAACTTGAGGACGCGAATAAGAGCGAGCTTACAAAAGCTCAGGAAGCGCAGCGTGCAGCTGAGGAAGCGCGAGACCTCGCGCTCCACACGCATTCGCGTGTCATGGCTGCGGCCGCGTATAGCCTTCCCGTTGAACTCATCGACTATCTTGGATCCGGAACGGATGAAGAGATCAACGAGACGGCAGAGCTATTTGCTAAGGCAATCGAAACGAGAGCCCAGGAACTAGCACAGGAAATTGTATCGGGCCGGAACGGCACCCCATCGACAGGCCAGGGTAGGCCAGTCGAATCTCTACGCCCAGGATCACAGCCAGCGAGCGGCGGAACGCCCACCACGCCGGATGAGTGGTTCAGGAATCTTCTACAGGGACGTTAGCAGCGCGCTCTGCGCGGGATTAGGGCCGTAGCGCGCGGAAAGGCCGTTCAGGCATGACAACCTACAACCAGGGCATCTTCCGCTCAGCCGGAACGCCTGACCCGCTCGTACCGCAGCCACTCGCTGCGGACATCATTGAGAACGCACCCACCGCGTCGGCTGCGCTCTCCCTCATGAACCGTACCACGCTCTCTTCCAAGACCCAGCGTATGCCTGTGCTCGATGTCCTCCCGGTCGCGTACTGGGTCGGTGGCGATACCGGCATGAAGCAGACCACGCAGGAGCAGTGGAAAAACGTCATCATGGTCGTTGAGGAACTGGCGTGCATCGTGCCGATCCCGGAGGCGTACCTTGATGACGCAGACGTTCCGCTGTGGGCGCAGGTCCAGCCACGAATCACGGAGGCCGTAGGCGCGCTGATCGACTCGGCCGTGCTCTGGGGCGTCAACAAGCCCGCCACCTGGGGTGAGTCCGTATTCGTAGGCGCGACCAAGAGCGGCCACTGGACCATCGAGGGAACCGGCACCGATCTAGGCGTTGACGTCTCGGCTCTCGGAGTCGCCATGGCGGGCTCCGGCTATACCGTCAACGGATTCGCAGCCATGCCGGGAATGAGCTGGAAGCTCACCGGCCTCCGGTCGGCGCAGGGCATACCGATCTACCAGCCCGACATGACGGCAAGGCCCGGAGGGAACCTCTACGGCTACAACATGTCGGAAGTCAACAACGGCTCCTGGATCAACCCCACGGCCGGAGCCATCCTGCTCGCCGGAGACTTCACCAAGTCCATCATCGGCATCCGGAATGACATCAGCTTCAAGATGTTCACGGAAGGCGTCATCTCGGACGACACCGGCAAGGTCATCCTGAACCTGATGCAGCAGGACTCCGTAGCGATGCGGATGACGATGCGCCTCGCCTACGCGACCGTCAACCCGGTCACGATCATGCAGCCCAGTTCCGCGATCACGGCCCGGTGGCCGTTCGGCGCGGTGCTCGGTGTCGGCACGACGGCTCCGGCCGGAGGCTCCATCTCCGTCATCCAGACCTACCCAGCTGGCACCCTGATGACCGCAGAAGGCGGCCTGGAGGAAGACCAGGAGGCCCTGGAAGCCCAGCACGCATTCGAGCAGGAGCAGGCAGCGGCACGCCGGCCAGTCCGCTCCACCCGCGCAAAGCGCACCGAATAGCCGATGACCGAACCGCTGTCGACACCGACAACACCGCTGCTGCCTAGCCTCGCTAACCAGGCCGATATCGAGGCGAGGCTAGGCCGCACCCTGAACCCAACGGAGGCCGCTCGCGTTAATGCGCTACTCGCGGACGCCTCCGCCATTATCCGGCGTTACTGCCGTGAGGACTTCATCTGGTACTCCGGCGACTCCGTTACCCTGACCGGCGACGGAGGCATTATCAATATGGGCCTGTGGAAGCCAATATCCGTTATCACATCGGTGACCGCGCTTTCCGGATTCCCATCAGTCCCAAACCTCCCGGTAACCTGGTACGTGTTCGATGGCGTTTCCCAGATTAGCGTACCGGCTCCGCAGTACGCTGGGATCATCAACCTCCCGGAAGTCTGGTATGAAGAGACTTTCTGGTGGGGTAATTCCTTCAAGATCGCAGGCGATCACGGATACCATCAGACTCCAGATGACGTCATGAGCGTGCTGTGCCCCGCTATCGTCTCGGAGCTATCTACGCCTACCCAGTCGGCTACGCTGATGAGCGAGAGTATTGGCGCTTACTCGTACTCGATGCGCCGTACTTCTGGCGCTGGCCTCTCGGCCGCGCTTACCGATGCCGGCATGAAAACTGTTCTTTCCGATTACCGCCAGACTCGCGGCACCATGAAGGTGAGG